CAGTTAAAAGAACAACTAGAGGGTAGCGTAATAATTTACCCAAATGAAACCAGACAAGTGCGCGACTTAAAAACGGACCTATTAGATGCTAGAACAATACGCGACTTTAAACGTATTCGTCGACGTGTTAAATTAGGTGTTTACGAAAAACTTTTAGCTGAAAGCAACCTTTTGCAAGAATAAACGTTATATTTGTAGACGAGTTGGCTGGACACCATAAACTCAAAAGGAATTATTTACCCTCAAACCGAATTGCACGTCCAGCCGCAACGAAGTTTGGGGGTTTTTTATTTTAAAATATTTATATGAGCGGGTGGATTAAATTACATAGACAAATTTTAGACTGGGAATGGTACGACGACCATAATGCATTTCGTTTGTTTATTCATTTGCTTTTAAAAGCTAACCATAAAGAAAAAAAATATAGGGGTATGTTATTACAATCGGGTACTATTTTAACAAGTCGAGACATTCTATCTTTAGAAGTTGGCCTAAGTGTACGTCAAACTAGAACCGCACTAGATAAGCTAAAATCGACCAACGAATTGACCATTAAAACAAGCGGTCAAGGTACTATTATTCAAATAGTTAACTACCAAAAGTATCAAATAGAGACCAGCGAAACGACCAACGAGCGACCAGCAAACGACCAGCAAACGACCACTAACAAGAATGTAAAGAAAGAAAGAAATATATTTATACGCCCAAGTGTTCAAGAAATTGACGCTTATTGCTTAGAGCAAAACTTGCAAATAAACGCCCAAGGCTTTATAGACTATTACGATAGTAACGGGTGGAAAGTAGGTAAAAACCAAATGAAGGACTGGAAAGCTACGGTAAGACGTTGGGCAAAACCTAAAGAACAAATAGAAATGGTACACGATCCACTTGTTGAAGCTGCTAAAAGACTCGGTTATGTTAAATAAAGGAATACACCTAGAAAAGCTTTTTGATTATAAGAACGGCAAAATTAAACAAGGGCTAGGCATAGGCACAAAGCTAGACGACTATCTAAGATACAAGCCTAGGCAACTAAATATCATTTTAGGCCATGACAACGTAGGTAAGACCTACTGGATAAATTGGTATTTCCTTACGCTTGCACTTAAACACGAATTAAAGTTCGTAATGTGGTCCGGAGAAAACCAATACTGGCAAATTCTTCGCGACATGGTACAAATTTATTCTGGCAAAGCATTTAAGCAATTAAGCGAACGCCAAATATCTAGCTACATGGCCTACTTAGAACAATACTTTGAATTTATAGACAACTCAAAGCTATACAAACCAAACGAACTATTTGAACTATTCCGTAAGTCAGACGCTGATGCGTGTTTAATTGACCCGTACACCGGACTAGACCGACAAATGGGCTACGAGGGGAACTATAAGTTTTTAAACGACGCCCGACAATTTTGTAACGAAACGGGTAAGACTTTGTACATAAACACGCACCCAAATACGGAAAGCGGACGTAGTGGTAACATATACCCAGACAACCATATCTGGAAAGGACACCTTAAACCACCGCTTAAAGACCATATAGAGGGTGGTAAAGCGTTCTTAAACCGATGCGATGACATGATCGTAATTCATAGGCTAGTAAAACACGAAACAATGAAGTACGTAACTTTGGTAACAACTGAAAAGATTAAAGACCATGAAACGGGCGGGGCTATTACTGGGTTTGAAGACTTTATTTTATGTGAATTTAACCACGGTCTAGGCTTTATAGTTGAAAACAAAGACCCGCTTAAAGAAATAAGGCCACGTGAACGACAAACCAAACTACAAGAAAACGAATTAATGAACACCAGCGAAAAGCTTAGACGTCTGGCTAACGAAACACCTTTTTAAAATGAAAGTAACCGATAAAATAACAATAACAAACGAGGATAACATTGAGCTGATGGCACGTTACCCCGACAACTATTTTGACTTGGCAATAGTTGACCCGCCGTATGGGATTGATATAAATGTTTCTATGGGTAGAAGAAAAGGAGATAAAAAAAGTAATTACCATAAATTTGCTGGTAATGATAATTGTATTCCTACTGCAGAATATTTTAAGGAACTGAAAAGAGTATCTAAAGAGCAGATTGTTTGGGGCGGAAATTATATGATTGAACATTTAACGCCATCGCCTTGTTGGTTGCTTTGGGATAAAGGATTTTCTGAAGATGTTACTTTTGCTCAGTTTGAATTGGCTTGGACTTCTTTTACTTCAAGTGCAAAAAAATATGACAAACACCCATCACAACAAAACAGAATACACCCGACACAGAAACCTACTGCACTGTATAAATGGATTCTTGACAAATACGCAAAGAAAGGATATAAAATACTTGACACTCATCTTGGTTCTGGCAGTATTGCAATAGCTTGTCACGATTACGGATTTGAGTTAACCGCTTGCGAGCTGGACGCTGAATACTACAAAAAGGCAATTCAAAGAGTTAAGAACCATACCAACCAACAAAAACTATTTTAATGGAACTAGGACTAGAAATAATAAAAACACGGGCTAACCTTTGGGCTATTCAGCAAAGAATAAAGACCGCACGCGAACAAATACTAAAAACAAGACCCGAAGCAAAGGACTATATACAAGGCGCAGAAAAAAGCGAACAAGAATTGCTAGAGGCTATTTCGTTTTTTAGTAGACTACACGAACACGCAGTATCGATAAGTAGAGAAAATACAATTCTCGCTAGCCGAAACATAGACCTATTACAAAGGGTTAAAGAACTAGAAATAGAAATACAAACACAAAGCTTTTGATAATGCCACGTTGTAAGAATTGCAAAGACAAGTTTGAACCCATACGTTTCAACCATAAATTTTGCCTAAAAGACGAATGCGTTAAGGCTTTTGTAGAAGAAGTCAAGACTTCGGCATGGAAAAACACGAAAAAGAAATGGACAACCGAACTAAAAACAACCAGCGACTGGCTTAAAGACGCACAAAAAGTATTCAATACCTACATACGTAAACGCGACGAGGGCAAGCCTTGCATTTCTTGCAACCAACCACCCAAGAAAAAGAACGCGGGACACTATTACTCGCAAGGTGGACATTCAAACGTCCGTTTTGACGAAGACAACGTGCATTTGCAATGCGAACATTGTAACACTTTTTTAAGCGGCAACCTTTTGAACTACCAGATAGGCATAGAACAACGCATAGGCGCCGACAAATTAGTAGAATTACAAGGCCGAGCGCACCTAGAGAAACGCTGGGACGTCGAAGAACTTAAAGAACTAATAAAAGTATACAAACAAAAAATAAACCAAATACAATGATAAAAATAGACATAACCGAAGACCAAATTTTACAAGCTAGAAAGCTTTATAATTTTAAGGCGTTAACAAATTCAATAACGCAAGGCGAAAGCCAAATATACGGTGCGCTAGGCGAGGTAATAGCTATGCACTTTTTGCGATCCATAAACAAACCGGTTCAATACGTAGGTAGTTACGACTACGACCTAGAAATAAACGGGAAAAAAATAGACGTTAAGACCATACGAACTGACAAAGAACCTACAAACGACTTCAACCTAAATATAAGCGCGTTTAATACCAAACAAGAAACCGACTTTTATCTATGGTGTAGCGTTTCCCAAGATATGAAATACGGTTATGTAATTGGTTATCTAGCAAAAGACGAATTTTATAGAATGGCTGAACTAAAAAAAGAGGGGGAAATAGACTGGGGTAGCTGGGTATTTAAAAGCGACACGTACACCACCAAAGTAAAAAATGTGAAAAAATTTAATTAAATAGTTTGTATATCGAAATATCTTTATATATTTGCATATAGTTAACACTTAAAAACAACAAGTTATGAAACATTTATTTAAAGCGCTTGCGGCTTTTCAGCAAGAAGTACCAGTTATTCACAAAGGTACGCAAGGGTTCGGCTATTCTTATAGCGATCTACCCGCAATTTTCAAAGTAATTAACCCGTTACTAGCTAAACACGGACTAGGATTTACCCAAATGCTTGACACTAAAGAAGGCATTGACTACATTGTAACAATGGTTTTCCATGTAGAAAGCGGTGAGAATCTAGAAAGCAAAGTAGCAATACCACACGTTCAACTAAAAGGCATGAATGACTATCAAAGCTTTGGTTCGGGCGTGACCTATTTTCGTAGGTACGCATTGGCAAGCTGCCTCGCTTTAGTGACGGATAAAGATACCGATGCTGGCGGCGAACAAGTAAAAAACGAACCAAAGAAAAAGCAAATAGACTCTAAACGTTTTCAAGCCGCAGTAGTAGCCATACAAAAAGGCGACTATACCCGCGAAAAGCTAGAGCAAAGCTTTGAATTAACCGAAGGTCAAACCGATATACTTAACGCGCTATGACTACTTTCAAAATTAGATGTTCTGCCATAGGTAAAATAATGACTAACCCCCGCACAAAGGGGGAGTTATTATCTCAAACCGCAAAGACGTACATAGAAGAACAAGTGCTACGTGCCAAATACGGCGTTATTAAGACGTTTTCAAGCCGTTACACCGACAAAGGTAACCTAGTAGAAGACGAAGCCATAGAAATGGCCTCAAACGCGCTAGAAATGGGTTTCTTATATAAGAACCACGAACACTTTGAAAACGAATGGCTAACGGGAACCCCGGACGTAAACACGAACGATATACTTTTGGACGTGAAAAGTTCTTGGGATGCAACTACTTTTCCGTTTTTTGCTACGGAAATACCTACTAAAGATTATTACTACCAGTTGCAAGGCTACCTTGAACTTACGGGTAAAACCGATGCGTTGCTAGTCTATTGCCTAGTTAATACACCTATTCAAATGGTAGAGGATGAAATAAGGCGCGCACACTGGGCCGCCCAGCTATTAGAAGAAAACTACGACTTACGCGACGAGGTGTTGAAACGACATAACTTTGATCACATACCGTTAAACCGCCGTGTAAAAGTCTTTAAAGTAGAAAAAGACGAACAAGTAGTAAACGAAATAAAAGAACGCGTAGAACTATGCCGCGAGTATTACGAAACCCTTTATAATTTCCTATGAAACAGCAAATAGAAGACCAGATAGTAAAAAGCGTACTAGCTAAATACGTCGAACGCTCAAACACGGGCCTAAAAAAATACGGAACACCGCTAACACGTAACGACTTAACACTAGACCAGTGGATAACACACCTACAAGAAGAATTAATGGACGCCACGTTGTACCTAGAGCGCATAAAAAAAGACATAGCGCTAGTAGAGGTCGAAGCGTTTAGCAATGGTTACCGCGAAGCAATTACAAAACGAACTAAACAACAAGAACAATGAAACAAAAAGAATATAAACCAACCCGCCAAGAAAAAAGCAAAAGCGAAATGGCTGCTATTGGCACAATGATACTGGTAACAGTCATTGCAATTATTTTAGTAATCAATTTAATCTATAATATATAATGGAAACAAAAAACAACGCGGGTGCAATTTTTAAGAACACCTACAAAAAGACGGAAACCCAACCAGACTACAAAGGTAAGTGCATGGTGAACGGCAAAGAAATGGAAATAGCCCTATGGGTTAAAGACACAAAGACCGGCGAAAAGTTCTTTTCAGCATCATTTAGCGAGCCGTATGTAGCCCAAGAACCTACCAACCCACCCGTACCACTTAACGACGACCTACCATTTTAAAAAGTTATGAACATTAACGACATAGAATTACGCAATAAAATGCGCGAGGTTTTAAAGTCGAAAACACGAAACCAAATAGCCGAGGAAATCAAAGAAAAAACGGGTAAGTTCCACCCATTTCAAATACAAAATTTCCTAGATGGTAAAGACGTTTCGTTAAGTACGGCGGTAAAGCTAGACGAGTACATAATAAGACACCAACTTTAAACGGTAGACTACTACTACAAGGCCCCTTAATTGGGGCTTTTTTGTTGAAAAATAATTGAAACACGAATATAAAAACGTATACTTTTGGAATATGGAAATATTAATATACGTTGGTTTAGCGTGGTGGCTTGTAAATTTCGAGCCTTTACAACTACTTTTAGACGCTATCTTTAGCCGCTTACCTATTAACGGCCTTACAATACCCATACACGCCGCCTTTGGTTGTCCTAAGTGCGTAGGCTTTTGGACTAGTTGGGCTTTCACTGGGGAATTTTTAACGGCTACCCTTATAAGTTTAACCGCCCACACCTTGGACCTATGCTTACAGAGGCTCAACAAATAGAAATTATCAAAATACTAGAGTTGCTAACCCCTACCCGGTTAAGCAAAATGTATTTAAAAAAGCTTCAAAAGATTAAAAACGTAGCAACGGGCCAAAATGACAACCGATGTCTTTGCGGTGCTGGAGATCGTGTAACCTTTTATAATGAGTTCCTTGTCTGGTATCAAAAAAATTCTTGACGCCTACATAACGGCAAATTATAGCGAGGTTAGGACGTACACTAACTATATGCTTAAGCGTTTAATGTTAAGCAAAAAGATAAACTACATAAATTTAAAGGCTGACACGGTAATAAACAACGCCTATTTGCACGTTGCTGGTATAGACGACCACGAGGCCGACGAAAACAAGGTAAAAAGCTACCTACTCAATACAATCAAAATGCAAATTTGGTGGCCTACGTCTTTAAGTAGGAAACAAGACGAGGTTTATAGCCAAGAATACATAGCGACCGACAAGCCCGAAGATGACGAAATAACGGACAAGCTAAGACACGAGGAAATTATAAACTTACGAAAGGCTTGTATAAACACCTACCTTAACGAACTAATAAGCCCAGTTGAAAAACGGATAGCTGACGCTTATTTCACGCACAAATGCCAAACGTCTAGAGCAATGGCGGACTATTTCGACATTCCGCGCACCTCGGCGTACTACATGATCAAAGCATTGAAACAAAGAATAAAGGAAATAGAATATAGTTATATCAATGGAAAAGACTAACAAAATAGCCGCTGGCCTTATAGTTATTTCGATAGGCGTTTTAATTACGCTATGCGAATACAGACACGCTTTGTTTATTACGGGCTTGTTTATTGCTTTTAGCGGCATAGGTATTATATTAGAAACCATAGAAAAAAACGAACATGAAAATTAAAGACGAATACAAAGGAAAAACGCTTATAAGCTACGATAGTGTTCTAGGCGAACGACGTATAGAGGTTGACAAAATAGACCCAAAACGTTTTACATATTACACTAGCATAGGTTTGGGCTATCTATTCGAAAAGGAAAGCCAAACAATTAGCTACACCGGCATAGACCATGAGGTGGCGCAAGCGGATGCGGTCGCAGAACCGAAGCCAGTTATTAAAAAAACACGAAAACGTAGAAAAGATGCCACAACCAATTAAAGGCGAGGGTAAAGAAAAGTACATTGAACGTTGCATGGCAGACGAAAAGAGCGTAGGATCGTTTCCAGATGAAAGCCAACGTTATGCTGTATGTACTAGAGTATGGGAAACACACGCCCGCGAGGCTTTATCCCGTTATGTTAAGTCTTTAAAGCAAAAGTAAATGGCTTTTTACCTTATTGATATGGGCGTAAACATGAACGAGGTAGGTAAGGCCGTAGAAACGGAACTAAAAAAAGACGGACACCATATTGTAATATACCTAACAGATATGCCAACACTACTATGCGTAGAAGAACTAACCGAGGACCAATTTTTAGACCACTATAAAAACACGAAACCAAATGGGAAAACATAAATACATAGAAACACCAGAAAAGCTATGGGAAATGTTCGAAACTTACAAAACACGAACCATAGAAAACCCCAGAGTAATAGACAAAGCACTACAAAGCGGAAAAGTAGTCCAAGAAAAGCTACGAGTACCCCTAACATACGAAGGCTTTGAAACATACTGCTACGAACAAGGGGTAACAGTAGACCACTACTTCAGAAATACGAATAAGGCATACGATGAGTATTGCGGGGTCTGCCAACGTGTAAAGAAAATTATACGCCAAGACCAAATCGAAGGGGGTATGGTTGGCCAATACAACCCGTCCATAACTCAAAGGCTAAACAACCTAACCGAAAAGACGGACGTAACCTCAAACGGCGAAAACATAAACGAGATTAAAATAAGCATTATCAGACCCGACACCAAAGAACTAGAGTAATGGACCTAAAGTCAACCATAGTCTTTGAACGAAATTACGACGCGCTTTATAATAACGAGGCGCGTTTTATCATTAACGAGGGGGGTAGCCGTTCAAGTAAGACGTATTCACTTTGCCAGCTTATAATGGTGTATTGCTTACAGAACCCGCAAAAGGTTGTTAGCATCATTCGTAAGACTTTCCCAGCGTTACGGGCAACGGCTATGCGCGACTTTCTTGAGGTGCTAAAAGAGGCGGGTGTCTACGAAAAGACGAGCCATAACATGAGCGAACACATCTACACCTTCCCTAACGGTTCGATAGTAGAGTTCTTTTCAGTTGACGACGAGCAAAAAATAAGGGGCCGCAAGAGGTCTATAGCATGGTGTAACGAGGCGAACGAACTATTCCTAGACGACTTTACGCAGTTGAACATGAGGACCGAAAGCAAGCTAATCTTTGATTACAACCCGAGTGATTCTACAAGCTGGCTATACGAACTACCAAAACACGAAAGCATACTAATAAAATCTACGTATAGGGACAACCCCTTTTTGCCCGACACAATCAAACGCCAAATAGAAGACCTCAAACGTACCGACGAGGCGCTATACCAAATCTACGCACTAGGCGAACACGCTATAAGCAAAAGCAATATATATTCAAACTGGTCATTTCTACCACACCGACCCTCTAGATTCACTCAGTTTGTATACGGCTTAGACTTTGGGTACAACCACCCAACCGCTTTAATGCGTATATACTGGCACGAAAAAGACATATTCATAGAACCCGTAATATACGAAAGCTACCTAACTACCTCGAACCTTATTGATCGTATAGCCTCGCTAGACGTCGAAAAGGAAACAGAAATAATAGCCGACTACGCACGCCCAGAAATTATAGCCGAAATGAACAACGCGGGGTACAACGTAAGGAACGCAAACAAGTCAGTCAAGAAAGGTATCGACAATATAAAAACATTCGGGGTGTATGCCATGAACGACAAGAACCTAGAAAAGGAATACCAGAATTACAAATGGAAAAAAGTAGGCGACCAGATTTTAGACGAACCAGTAAAGCTATATGATGACGCCATGGATGCCATACGTTACGCGACGACCTACATAAAAGAACAATACTATACAGACGACGCCTATTTTGCGTTCTAAATAAAGACGAACTAGAATTTTAATATAGTTATGGCACAAACTACAATAGCACAACCCCAAAGCTTTACCCCGGGTTTCAACCCCGTAAAGTTCTTAATAGATTCGACGAACAAAAACCTAGACGGGTTCAAGTACATTTTTGACGTATACGACGGCGCTACTCAAATAGGTCGTTTTAAAGTCTTACCCCGGATAGTTGACGGCTACGGCGAACTTGACCTAAGTAGGTTCTTAACTAGCTACCTATCATGGAACTTTGAACCCAACGTAAACACGGACTACGACGCCTCAAATTGTTACTTTAGTTTCACGCTAAAGACTGGCGAGGAATACCTAGCCGAATTTACCTACACTAGTTCACTTACAAACTCTAGCGGGTTCGTACGTGTGAACGTAAACAATACTTTTGTGGTAGGCGACCAGATTAACATAGTTCAAGCGGACGGCGGTACGGCCAACCCACTAGTTGAGGGCTTGCACGTAGTTACAAACTCGTCGGCTACATGGTTTGAAATTGGCGTGGCATGGTCTAGCGTAACGAACGCGGCAATAGACGGCTTAGTAACCTATGCGGACAACCGTAAACTAGCGGTGTACGACGTAATAACTTTCGCCAAGCAATCTTATAACGGGGTATTTAAGTGGGCGCTATGGCCTACATACGACGAAACAAACTACGTCCTAACCGCAAACACAAAGCTATGGGTAACGGACCAACCGCGCACGGGATTCTATGCAACGTTAGGCCAAGACCTTTGGTTAAACGCTAAAGCCAAGCCAGCTAAAAAGATAGTGTTCGAAAATAGCAACGGCGACATATTGTACAAAAACACGGTGTCAACTGCTTCTATTGTAGGCATAGCCGTAGGCCCTAACAACCTAGGCACGCTTACCGTAACTTCGGGAACCTTACCACTAATAAAACCAGATACAACGTTCTACACGTTCTATTACGACGACGCGGGCCAAAAGTCCGTCAAGTATAGAGTAGACATAGACCGCCGCGAAAGCATCGAAGAAGTAGACCTAGTCTTTTTGGATCGTATGGGTTCAATGTCTAGCTTTGCTTTTCAGCTTAAAAACTACGAACGTGGCGAAGTGACACGCGACGAGTACAACAAAGACGTGCAAGGCTATGTAACGGGCGGGCAATGGAAATACGAAACCCAAGAGTTCGGCTTTAACACCTACCAAGTAAGCGCAACCAAAACCCTAGAACTAAACACAAATTGGATGACCCAAGAAATGGCCACCTACTTTGAGCAGCTAATAACTAGCCCGCAAGTATACATGAAGCGGGTAACGTACACTTGTCCCGATGGTATAGTGGTAAGAAGTACGCAATACGTACCGGTTATTCTAGTAACAAATAGCTACGAGGTATTCAAGCAAAGAAACAAAAACCTAATCAAACAAACGGTAGTAGTTAAGCTTTCAAATAACGACGTAATAAATGGTTAAGATAGTTTTAGGCGGCGGCACGTCGGTAAGTGGCCAAGTAGGTAGCTTTCAAAATAGAGTAACTACGGACGGCGGTACGTTTGAGGCTCCCGGTTGTTTGTCGGAGTTCTTAAAGTCTTTAGGTGGCGAGGAACTTATAGGCGGTATTTTAGACGTACGGCCCGACGTGAATGTCCCGCTTACCTTTTCTGTTGGCGAGATTAGAGATATTACAAAGCGAACGGGTACGTTTTCAAAGACTATTGTACTACCAGCAACGGACAACAACAACCGTATTTTAAACCATTACTACGATGTAAATGTAGAGGCGGGAACGTTCGACTTAACAAAGCTAACCCATTGCCAAGTATTACAGAACGACGTTGTTATTCTAGAGGATGCTATATTACAGTTGGTTGGTGTTAACAAGTCCCAAAACACGGACCAATACGAACAAGTTGCTAGCTACGAGGTGTTAATAAAAGACACAAAGGCGGAACTATTCACGGCCATAACAAATGCCGAACTTACGGACATAGACTTTTCTGACCTTAACCACTTTTCAAATTCTAGCAGTATTATTGCTACCTACTCATTTACGCAAGCCAACGGATATAAGTACGTTTTACCATACCAACCAACCAACGTTATAAACGTTCGCCAACTTAAACCAGCAATCTACGCAAAAACTTACTTTGATCGCATTTTTGCAAACGCTGGCTTTTCCTACACTTGGGCCGACATACAAAACGCAAGGTTCGACAAGTTGTTAATACCATACAACGGCGACGAAAACCAAATAGACTGGGACGACTTTAAAGTAGTTGCGAACACATCCCATACCACCGCCTTTTCACAACCCGCAAACGGTAACTTTATAGGCTTTCAAGAATTGTTAACGGGGTTCACTGAAATACAAGACCCACAAAACTTATTCAACCCCACAACTGGTGTGTATACCGCACCAACTAACACCGACCCAGCGGCCTCGCAAGGTTACGAATTTAACATAACCATATATTACGAGGTAACGGTATTCAATACTTCGGCTAGTCCCGTGCAACCTTACGTGTTTAACACCCAAACGGCTACCTATGTACCGCAAGCTAGAACGTTTACGCCTATTGTTAAAGCTTTAGACCCAACGGGACAAGGCTCTACGGCCTCGCTTACCCCTATTTTAATAAACACTTTTGTAGCGTCGGGCCTTTCGATATTTGGAACCTATGCCAACCTTGTAATAACTAGCCCAAGTTCTTATATTACTACGGGCGACTTGTTAACAATGGTTGCGGGTATTCAATCAAACTGGCAATTTGGCTTAACTACGTGGCGAACTGCGGCGGGTGTAGCGGCGCAAGTAGACGTGAATCTAGATATTATAAACCTTAAGGTAGAAATAAAACCAAATAGTAACACCCAACCAATAGGCGGCTACGTTACTATGAACGAATACGTACCCCAAAAGGTAAAGCAAAGCGACTTTGTAAAGTCTATATTTACAATGTACAACCTATTTGCGGACGTCAACCCCGAACAACCTAACAATATCATTTTAACCCACCGCGACGAGTATTACGACAACGGCGCTGAAAAGGACTGGACCTATAAACTAGCAAAAGACCGAGAACAAAATCTAGAGTTCCTACCAGACGTAACAAACAAGCGCCTAATCTTAACATACAAACAAGACAAAGACAGCGCAAACGAATTGTATTTTGACACCACCCGCGAAATATACGGGCAATTAGAATATATTTTTAATTCGGAATATGTAAAGGACATAGATACAAAAGAACTAATCTTTGGACCTACGCCAATAACCTCAACAACGTTTGGTGCTATACTACCAATGTTTGACGGCCAAGCACCTAAAACCAATTTAAGAATATTGTACGATGGTGGTGCGCAAACTTGCGGGAACTACGATCTAATCGACGGTGGCTTAACTGGTACGTATGGCGTAACTACTTACCCGGCTATTACCCACTTTGACAACGCACTAACACCTAGCTTTGATATTAATTTCGGAACGTGCGACTTTTACTTTTACCAACCGCTAACGCTAACCAATAACAACCTATACAATCTATACTGGCGCCGAACCATTAACCAAATTAACGAAGGCAAAATGCTAACGGCGTTCTTTAGGTTAACCGAAGCGGATATACATAACTTAAAACTTAACGACAAAGTACGCATAGATAATTCGTGGTGGAATATAAACCGCGTAATTGACTACAATGCAAACACGGACACTTTAACAAAAGTCGAACTTATAAGCGTAGACAGTGAACTAGAACTAGCCCCGTTTATAACTAACACGGGAACCCCAGCGCCTAGCGTTATTACGCAAGTAGCTTTAAGTTCTGTATTTACTACCAAAATGGCAACGGGCAACCTTATTCTAGAGGGTGCCAACGTTGAGGTATACGGAAAAAGTAACACCGTAGCGCAAGGAATCAAGGGTATTATTATAGGCGACAACAAAACACTAAACGAAGACGGACTAATAACCCCGAAAATTAACGGCATAGAAACGCAAAGCTTTGCTTATATAGCTAACCTTACCCAAGTGGGAACGGCTGCGCCTACGGACTTAATATTGGCTAATAACGTAGGTGTAATAACATGGACTAGAACGGCTCAAGGCGAATATCTAGGCACACCTATAAACCCTTTTGACTTTCAAACCACCTACGTAATGGTTAATCAAGTAGAACACGACTACCAAACGAGCGCGTACATAAACACGGACGGGAATATAGTAGTTATTACTTGTAGAAATTCTGGCCATAGCCACCGAGACGACATACTAAATAACACAACTTTAGAAATACGCACTTACTAATAGGGTAATATAGTTATGAATACAGTTGAGATACCACTAAAACTTACGGGCATATCCGAAATTAAAGCCGAACTAAAAGCGGTAAAGGGTGCAATAGCCAACGCGACCGACCCGGAAAGTATGCAAGCCCTAGCCCAAAAGGCGGGGCAACTAGCCGACAAGCTTAAAGATGTTAACGAACAAGTAAGCGTATTTAACGCGGGTTCAAAGTTTGAGGCGGTAAGCAATTCATTTGGTTTAATTCAAGCGGATCTAGCTAGTTTAGACTTTGAGGGCGCGGCTGAAAAGGCGCAAGTATTTGCTAAAACGTTGGGTTCCGTAGGTAAAGCCGAAATAAGCGGCGCACTTAAAGGCCTTACTGGTGTAGTTAAAACCGTTGGCGGGGCTTTTGTAAAGCTGGGTGTTCAAATTCTAGCTAACCCAATCTTCTTATTGGCGGCCGTTATTACTGCCATAGTAGTAGGTATCGGGGTTTTCCTAAATAAAATAGGTGTACTAGATAAAGTCTTACAAGTTTTAATGACACCCATTAACGCAATCATCGACGGCTTTAAACAACTTACCGACTACCTAGGACTTACGCAATATGCCGCCGAGGAAAACGCAAATAAAATGGCCAAGGCTAACGACAAAGCCGCGGTAAGTTCACAAAAGCGCGCTGAAAAAGTAGCGGATAGTTACGACATAGAAATAGCCAAAGCTAAAGCGGCGGGCAAAGATACCAGCGCTTTAGAAATAGCAAAGAGCAAAGCGTTAAGTAAAGAGGCGGAAAAGCGACTAAAAGACCAAAGGGCAGAATACGCAGCACTACAAAAGATAGCTAGCAAAGACAACCTAGAACGACGTAAGAAACTACGCGAACAAATAGACGCTGAAAATAAAATACTACGACAAGGCCGTAAGGAACGCCAATTAATAGAAATAGAATCTGACGCGAAAAAAGAAACTAAAGAAAAAGAATCCACATCTAAAAGCACGGACAACGCTAAAAACTACGCCAAAAATAGACTAGACGCTGAGCGCAGTATAAAGGATATTGAAATAGCATTGATCGCAGACGACACAGAACGCGAACTAGCTACAACAAACGAAAAGTATAGACGCCTAATTGAAGACGTAAAGAAAAACGAAAACCTAACGGGTGCGGAAAAAGTACGTTTAACCAAACTATACAATGACCAGAAACAAGCGGAACTAGATAAAGCCGCAAAAACGCAAGCGGACGCAGACGCAAAACGACAAGAACAAATAACGCAAAAAATTAAAGAGAACGAAAACGCACAACTTCAAAAACAAGAAGACTTTGAAGAACAAATGCGCCAGTTGAAAATGACCGACGCACAACGCGAAATAGATGCAATACAAACAAAGTATTTTGAACTGATAGCAATAGCCGAACAATACGGCATGGACACCAAAGTGCTAGAGGAAAAACGCGCAGCGGAAATAAAAGCTATAAACGACAAGGTAGCGGCCGACACAAAAGCAAAGGCACTAGATGAAATAGAAAAAGCCAAACAAGTACGCGACGCTAAAATACAAATGGTAAGCGACTACGCGCAAAGCGCTTTAAACCTAGCAACGCTAGTAACTAAAGACCAAAAGAAACTAGAACAAATAAACAAAGCTAGCGCCCTTGTTCAAATTGGTATAGATACGGCTAAAGCAATTAGTTCACTTGTCGCGGCCTCACAAGCAAACGCCGCTAACGCCGTTACTGGTGGTCTAGCGGGTGTAGCACAATTTGCTAGCGGTATTTTGCAAATTACTACTAACATGGTAAAGGCAAAGCAACTATTAAGTAACCCAAGCGGTACGGTAAGCGGTGGTGGTGGTGGTGGTAATTCGCCGCAGTCTACAACAAGCGTAACACCATTAACCCCGGCTACTCAAATGTTCGGACAAGGCAACCAATTAAACACCGTAGGCCAACCGCAAAGCGTAAGCGCTCAACAAAACATAGTTGTGCAAGCTATCGTAAGCGAAAGCGACATAACAAGTACACAAAACAAAATAGATAAAATAAAGAAAGGGTCTGAATTATGACAAGTTACCAAGCATTAATAAACGAAATAACGGACTTTTATAACAACCACGTACAAGTTCAAAAGGTCGGTTCGGACTTTCAAGAGCAAATGACTAACTTTGCCACAAAGGATGAAAAGTACCCTATTGTTTTTATAGTTCCGGTAAGCGCTTTAGCCACCGAAAACACGAACGACTTTGTACTAGATATTTTTTGTTTCGACATAATACAAAAAGACCGTGCAAACATTAACGTAATTTTATCCGACTGCCAACAAATACTATACGACTTGTTTACGTACTTTATAAATTCAACAAATTATAACTTTGACTTTGTAGACGCCCCTACATTTACCCCACTAAATAACGACCTACTAGACTATGCGGCTGGTTGGGTTATGTCGGCAACGTTCTGCGTAAATAATTGGACCAACTGCGCCGTACCACTAAAACAACCCGAAGAAGAAATTTAATATAGTTATGGCTATCTATAATCAATCATGGCTCCATACAATAGCGCAAGACTTACTAGCGCCAGACGTGGACGCCAACCTATGGCAATCTATTTGTTTGCACTACGGAATAACACAAACGGTTAACGGCACATGGCTAGAGGCTTTGTGCGTATTCTTTGACGTAAATAAAGAAGTAGGCGAAGCATGGATACAAGCGTTAGCCGAAGACTTTGGGGCAACGGGTCCCGTTAATGGATCATGGATTCAAGCCCTAGCGTTAGAAATACAAAAAAACGCAGACCTTATAGAAATATTTATGGATAGGATAGCCACCGATGGCGGGGTATTTGAGGCCGAAACTTGTTTAGAAATTACTTTAAATTCATTTGATATATGAGCCTATTAGATACTGCCTCTTTAATTGTAACGCCAAACGGATATAAGGAGAGCAAATTATATTCCGTTATTCCGTCGGATGGTTCTGGCGATATGTCAGTCGTAAGAGCGACCACAGCAACAAGAGTTAACTCTGCTGGCTTGGTGGAGTTAGTGCCTTATAATTTGTTAGGGTATAGCCAAGACTTTACTAACGCATCGTGGCTTAAAGGAGCGAGCACAATAACTGGTAACACTACAACCGCTCCCGATGGAACTTTGACTGCAGACACTTTTACGGGCAACGGTGCAAGTGATTTGCATATTGTTTTATGGCAAACTGACGTTATAGGTGTAGGGAATACAATTTCGGTTTATGCTAAAAAAAACACAAATGACTTTTTGCAGATTTATACTGACTTCGTAAACACAGACTTTGCAAACTTTAACCTTGCTAATGGCACAACGGGTAGCGTTGGTTCAAGCGTTATTAGTTCGTCTATTCAAAGTGTAGGGAATGGTTGGTATCGTTGTTCATTTGTCGTAGGTTCAAGTGTTTCTAAATTTGTAAACTTTTGCCTTGTTACAAGTGCATCAGTAGGCAGAGCAGAAACAAACTCTTTGAGTACCTCCGTGTTTTTATGGGGCGCACAACTAAACGAGGGTTCGCTTAAAGACTACCAAAAAACGGAAACAAGACTTAACATCCCAAGACTTGACTACTCAAACGGAACTTGTCCAAGTTTACTTGTAGAACCGCAAAGGACTAATCTTGCTCTTCAAAGCAATAGTGCAGTAAATTCAACAGTCAATGTAGGGTATTCAGCAATGGATAACAACACAACTTCGCCAGACGGAACTACAAACGCTGCGAGAGTTTTAGAAGATACAAGCACACTTCACTTAATACAAAAAACTTTTAGTGTAGCCACTACGACAACTCCTTATTCTGTTTCGTTTTTTGTTAAGGCGAATGGCCGAACAAGCGGAAATATTTTATATGGTTTGAATGGCGCACCTTTCAGCTCTGTATTTGCAACTTTCAACCTATCAAATGGAACGATAACCGCTGCGGTTGGGGATAGCGGTGCTACTGCTATTAGTTCAAGTATTGAGGACTTTGGCAATGGTTGGTTTCGTGTTTCTGTAAGTGGTACTATTCCAACTGCTGGCACGCACTATGTTCGTTTACAAGATGCAAATGGTGGTGCTGCTGGAGACCCTTCAAAAGGTTTCTTTGTTTATGGATTCCAAGCCGAAGCTGGAAGCTACGCTACTTCATACATACCTACAACCTCTGCAAGTGTAACACGCAACGCAGATGTTATTTCAAAGACTGGTATTAGTTCGCTTATAGGACAAACGGAGGGGACTATCTTTGTAGATTGTAGTGCAGCAGATTTAAACACTTTTAAAAGAATTGCAATTTCTTCGGGTTCGTATTTAAGTAGTGTTTATTTAGACTTCAGAAACGATGGTTCGGTTGTTGCTGCAGCTTGGACAAATGCTGGCCTTGCTTTTTACTACACTATTACACCAAGCAACCCACTCAATAGAAACAAATATGCTATCGGATATAAGGCAAATGATTGGGTTGTTTATGTTAACGGAAGTTTAGCAGCATCGCAATCAAGCGGAGGCACAACTTTCAGTTCAACTTTAAGCACATTCGAATTGTCTTTAGGTGGCAACGATAACTTTTTCGGAGATGTCAACGCAGCAGCCCTTTGGAAAACTCGCCTTACTAACGCTCAATTAGCAACCCTAACAACTTTGTAATGAACATATTTAAATTGACTTATTCAGACAAGGCCGCAGCAGTTGCCGACCTTTACGCAAAAGGAGTACTAATCGAGGTCGAAGGTATTGACGGACAGAAACACGAAGCATACGGAAGCGGAGTTCAAGCAGTTGTTGAGATAGGACTTATAATGTTAACCCCTCCCGTAATGGAAGGAATGGAAGTAATCGAGCAACCTATCTACGCAGATGGCTATCATTACGATGTAATGTCGGACAACACCTATGACTTCGGGTCAAACCTTGTCGAACCAAAGAACCCAAAGCACGCATTTGCTGGTCATTCAATAACAGAGGAGTTTCCATACGAACCACAATTTTTAGGAGATGGCGTACAAGAATAACGGCGTATTCAACGTACTATACAAAACCCGTAATAAGATCGCAAGAACTTTGCGTAATATTATTGCCGAGGAAGCCCTTATAGATACCGGGTCTCTTTACGATAGTATACGTATTAACGCACAAATACCAGCGCTAGGCGAACTAGAAATACAAATAAACGCTATGTATTATTTTGGGTTTCTAAACAACGGTACTGTAAATATGTTACCCTTTGAC